GCGTTTTACCGCGTTTTTACTGCAAACTTGTTAGCTCTCGTTGTCGATGTAGCTTATCGCCCAATCGCTGTGCACGCTGAAGATGGTGCCGTGGGGAATCTCTTCGAAGTCATCCACGTCCAGCATCACCGGAACGACCGCTTGTATCACAATCGATACGCCACCGTTGGCGTACGCTGTGACTGGCGGTAGGGACACGCCGAGCGGGACGCCGGTCATGACATCCTTCAGAATCTTTGCTGTGCGCTTGGCCGACGCATACGGGCTGCTGAACACCGAGAAGCGGAACCGGCTGGTACAGAATCTGTTAACGCCGTCCAGCGTGAATACCGGCTCGCTGAATATCTGATGCACGACTATGTACGGCAGCGGCGTCTGCTCTGGTGCCACGACTGGGAACATGCCGGTCATGTTGTCCGAGCGCGGAATTCCTAATGCCGCCGCGAGCGCCGGGACCGACACAAGATACGTGTTGAGCGATTCAATAAGCACCGAGCACCTCTACATAACGCCAACGTGTTACGCCTACTTTGACCCCAGCTCCGTGGCGCTGGAGATAATGCCCACCTGCAGTGAGGTGGTCATGGCGTCCTGCGCCGCGTTCTTGCTGGCCTCGAACGCCTGCGTCATGAACGGATGCTTGATGCCCTTGCGCCCAAACTCCAGCCACCGGCACACGGATATCACGGAGACGCGCCCCACATTGCGGAGCTTGTTCTTGACGACCTTCAGCCGGTACCCGCCGCCCTTGTCCGGGTAGTCAACCTTACTGGCAGGCCCAATGTAGGCGCTGCCGCCTATCTCTCTGTCCCGGCGGAGCTTCACCTTGACATTGAAGTGCTCCTTCAGGAAGCCCGTGTCCTCCGGGGCGTTGGCCACGAACGCTTCCTGCACCACCTTGCCGCCCTCCCGCAGGGCCATGCCGATGTTCTTGTCGGCCACCTTCTGCGGCAGAAGTTCAAGGTTCGCCAGCAGCTTGTCGAGCCCGTCGACTTTGATGGTCTCGTTCATTAGTAGATGGCCGTGTTGCCGTCGTCGCTAACCTGAACACGGCTGCGGCCCGCCCCAAAGGAGCTTTTGCTGCAGCGAGTCGTTGATTTCGATGCAGAGAAGCGAGAGCATCTTGGTGCGCTCGTCCGGATTCAGGACGGCCTCAATCTGGAACTGCCGCTGCCGGTACCAAATCTGCATCTTGGCCTGAACGCCGGTATCCAGCGGTGCCGCCCCGAGGTTCTTCCAGTTGAAGGGGAAGCTGGGGTTGGTATCGGCGGTCAGGGAGCCATACACAAGGCCCCACGCTGGCGCTGTGTTGCCCGACACGCCGCCCGGAGCCTGCGCCTGCTGTAAGGACCCGTTGGCGTCCACGACCAACACACCGGGCGTGTAGGCGAAGCCCGCCTGCCAGCTCGGTGCAGCCCCAATCCAGCGGATTATCACTTGATGGGTGACCTGTGAGATGAATTCGTGCGCGGCGAACTTGTCCGTCCCACTCAGGGCCTCGATGGAGGCCCAGACGTTCGCATACACCACGTCGGTGTTCAAGTCGAAGCCGCCGGTGGCGTCCTGTACTTGGCTCACCCGCACGATGGAGATGCGGTGACGGAGCTTTCCCGCTTGCATCGATGGTGAGCGATGCTGCGGCAGTGCTCCTATTGGCATCGGCTACTCCTCCCGCCTCAGCGAGAGGCTTAGCTCTGCTTACCTTCCGCTCCGCTGCAGGTCTCGACAACGTTGCCCTGCAAGCTGGCCGGTGACTGCGTGGATGCTTTGCCGGGGTTATCCGACTCGGCCATTGCCACTGTCTGCAGCTTGATGCTCAAGCTGGCTGGTGCTTGCTTGGTCGCGCCGTCCGCAACGCTCGGCGTGCCCTCGGACTCGGTCTCGACAAAGCCCGCGCCCTTGGGACCCGCATCCGCTGCGTCCCGTTTCTGAACTTGGTTGAAAAAGTTACGCGTGGTCATGCTCATGGTGGTTCTCCTTTTACTGCTGTCTGGCGCGACGCCAGTGCTCCAACGTCGCGTCGAGATGCCATACAAGTGCCGCGAGGTAAAGCGCCGCGAACGCAAAGTGCGTCCAGCCCGCCAGCTTCTCTCCGCCCTTAGAATCGTGTGCCATTACCCTCTCGTCGGCTGGAAGTCGGTGACGCGCCACGACCAGAGCAGCATTGCAACGTGATTCGGAATCTCTTTGAAGCCGCCCTGCATCGCCGCTTCGCGGTTCTCGTACCAGTTAGCGACCAGCTGCATCATAGCGGTCTTGATTGCGCTTGGCACCGATGCCCCATCAGCGCTGAAGCCTGCTGTAAAGTGTATCTGCACGGCGTTCGGAACGTACAGAACCTGCGGCCAGAATCCGCCCGGAGGTCCGGGGAAGATACGCGCGGGCTCGCTATACTTGTCGATCAGGAACGGGCCGAACTGCCATTCGGGTGGGTAGCCTGATGCCGACATCGGCGTTGCGAGCTTCCCAATGTTTACCCATGTGAGCCCGCCGGAACCTTCGCCCTCGGGGTCCGTGACTTCCACGGTCGCCCCGCCGACCGTCTGGTTCCAATTCACAGGCGGGTCCGCGTTGCTGGTGCCGCCCGGCGCTTGACACTGCTGCTTGTAGGCGTTGTTGTCTACGACAACCGCGCCTGCCGCGTACGCCGTGCCCGGATACCAAAGGGGCGGTGCAGGGACAAGGTCATGATACTGCTGGTCCGTTGACCACAAGAAGGTGATGCGCTCCACGCTTACCAACGGCGGCGCGAACAGCTTAATCATCTGTGAGTAGTTCCACAGCGTCGTGCTGTAGCGCGGCAGCGAGTAGTAAGATGGCGGATACGCCTGCTGCGACATCACCGTGTCCACAAAGTACGGGAAGGAGTCTAGCCCCTGCCGGTAGCCCTTGTAGCAAAAGCTGCGGGCGGTGAAGGTCTCGCACGCCTCGCGAGCTGCTGTAATCAATGCGCTGATGAGCGCGTCGTCGTCGGTGATGCTGACGCGGAGAAAGTTCTTCGCCTCGGCCAGCGTGACCGGCTCAGCAGTCGGTTGCTTCTCAATAATCAGCGAGGCCATGTTGCATCCCTCACGCGCTCCATGCTATCCTATCTGCATGTCGCGCTCTCGTCGTAAAGACCCGTCAACGTGGAAGCGTCCCGGACCGCCGTTAAAGTTGGGCAGCACCACTACGCTTGCCAGACATTTCGGCCAACTAAAGTGGCGGGCCAAGAAGCACGGCTGGTCGATGACCATTACGCCTGTCGAGTACGAGGCCCTTGTTAAGTTCCCATGTCACTACTGCGGTGGGCCGCTTCCTAAAACAGGCCACGGTTTAGACCGCCGTGACAATCGGCTCGGCTATACGCCTGACAACGTGGTACCTTGCTGCACTGTTTGCAACTCGAAAAAAGGTGCGCTCGAACTTGCTGGCTTTCGGTTCCCGCGCACCATCGAGCTAATGCTGGAGCTGGGGACTGGAATCGAACCAGGACCTAGGCTTACGAAGCGACTGCTCTGCCGTTGGAGCTACTACGGCCATACGTGGCCAAGCCCGCCACGTCATGTCGTTCATCTTCTCGCGAACCGGGTGCTTTACCACGAGGATGCTTGTGCGCCCCGAGAGGATAGCTGCTGCCAGCCGATGCGCGCCATCGGACAAGTCCCCATCAGCGTACAGGCTTATCGGTGGCGGCTCCGACGTCAACAGCGCCCGCACGTACTTCGATACCTTGAGCGGGTCTGCCTTGCTCACGCGCCAGCGATTGAATGCGCTGGACATTAACGCTCCGATTTTCACGGAGCTAGTTTTACCGCAGGCCACGTCCGCCCACTGGTGCCCGGCGGAAAGTGGGAAGTAGTGCTGCACGCTCGGCCACCGGCTCAACAACAGCAGCCTCGGTACGAACGATGGACCTTGCCTTCGTCTTACCCGGTACCGCTTCAGCAATGCCTGACGCCAGTGCATGCCGCGCGAAGTCATCAGCAAAGTCATCAACCTGTCCGGTTGCTTTCATGCGAACAATCATCACAGCCCCCTTGCGCTTGCCGGGCGCTCTGTAGTACTATCAGCGTATGGCGCTTGGCATTATTTACGGCATACGCAACAAAATCAGTGGCAAGTGGTACATCGGTCAAACCACGATGTCCACCGCTGAACGCTGGCGTGCGCACCTAAAGTCGGCTCGGCGTGGCAGTAAATCGCCGTTCCATTGCGCCCTTCGCGCTTATGGTCCGGATGCGTGGGATGTCAACATTCTCTACACAACCGACGGACCACCCAGCGAACTTGATACTCTCGAACAGGCAGCCATCCGTAAATGGAAAACGCAAGACCGACAGTTCGGTTACAACATTCTCGACGGTGGTAATACATCTCCCGCCAAAATTCCCGAGGTTCGAGCTAAAATATCAGCCACGCTGATGGGACACAAGCGCAGCCAAGAATCGGTTGCTCGACAGCTTGCGTCTCGCAAAGGCTATAGGCACTCGCCAGAGACTCGTGCTAAAATTGCTGAGAGCAACCGCCGCACCAAGGCGGCTGGAGTCTCAGAAGAAACTCGACAGCGTATGCGAGCCGCCGCTCTTACCCGTCCACTTCCTGAAGCGTTCAAACTCGGACATCCTGCTTGGAACACTAGGAGGAAGAAGTTTCCCCTTCCTCCTCCCAGCTTTCCAGTTTAAAACTACAAGCTAATCCTACGAATGTTGGATTAGCACGTTGAGCGGGTGTGTGCCCGCATCAACTAATTGCGAATCGATACGGCTGAAGGCCACGTAGGCCACTTCGCCGAAATCCGCAAACCGCTCGTCAAGGCGCATGACCTGCAGGTCCTTCACCTTGCGAACGATGAACTTCTGCCACGCGCCGAAGGCCACCGTGGTGGCGGAAGGTGCGATGGTCGGGAAGCTCTGGTTGATGACATACGGATACCCGCACAGGGTGTCGGGCT